CGTGGCGTCGCCCGTGGCGGAGACCGTGGCGGCGGCCGTGGCGGCGAGCGTGGCGGCGTCCGTGGCGGCGCGCGTGGCAGCGCGCGTGGCGGCGTCCGTGGCGTCGAACGTGGCGGCGACCGTGGCGGCGTACGTGGCGTCGACTGTGGCGGTGACCGTGGCGGCGTCCGTGGCGTCGACCGTGGCGGTGACCGTGGCGTCGAACGTGGCGGCGCGCGTGGCGGCGACCGTGGCGGCGCGCGTGGCGGCGCCCCCCTTTCTCACGTGCCAAATTGCAGCCGCAAATCCGCCCGCAAGTCGTAGCACTATCGGCGATGGCACAAAAACAATCCGATGATCCGGGGGCGGCGTTAGATTGGCAGCCTCATAGAGGCCACGAACCGCTCGACGCATAATCTCGCGCTCGTCATTGTCCATCGCCTTTGTGCTCATGGCGTTGGCGATCCACTTGTCACGCCACGCGGACAATTGCGCACGATGCTCGTCAGTCAGCGTGTATTTTTTAGCCTTGGCCATGGTGTCACCTAGTCCGCCACATTGCGAAGCGCTTGAGGGGAATACTCTGTCTGTCTCACCACGCGATATTTTCCGACCTCGTGCGGGATTGTCTTGTGCTCCTCGTGCTTCAACTCGGCCAACTCCGTGCCGGTAATTTCGAGATACATGCGGCCAGCTTCCGTCGTCTTGAGCGATGCGCCTTTGTCGGCGATGGTGTGGGCATGTCCGGTCAATTCGCCATGCGCGAGCACCACGCGCCCGCCCTCACGCGCAACCGGCGTTACGTCACTCGGTACAGCGTCAACCTTGATGGTCAACACGTCGCCCTGCCTGTAGTGCTTTCCAATCTTCTTCACGGTCATCTCCTTGGGTTGATGGTTATTCTGCGGCCTTCACTTCATTCCGTTTCGTCAACAGCAACGGCTCGGGCGGTTTCGCCGCTCGCCACAGCTTGGCAAGCTCGTTTGCTAGTTCCTCGGTGTACGTCAATCCGCCCTTGCCGAACAGCGGATCAGCCTTGGCCTTAGCGAAGACGGCATCGATCTTGTCCGCTGGCACCATGTGCCCGGCAAGCTTGAACATCTTGAACAGCTCGTTCGTCGTCTCTTCTTCGCGCGTCCACCGCCCCTCGCCAAGCGACGGATCAGCATCGATGATTGAGAGGCGGTTGAGGATCGTTGTGTAAGCGCTCGGCTTGGGAAACAGCTTCATTTCGTCACCTCCTCAACCGCGACAATCGCCGCAATCAGCGCGTCTTCCGCTTGCATCCTGTCCTCTTGCTCTGACCGCGCCACACTGCCGGGGCCGCCGATAGGCTTGCCGCGATAGACCCTGTTCGTAGCGACCGTTTCCTGTCTCTCAAACTGTTGTATCGCGCGCGTCGCCAGCCGCGAGGGCTTGCGCTTAGCGCTACCCTTAGCCTCTTCCCACCGCCACACCGCAATCCGTGTCACGCCAAGCCGTTCCGCGAACTCTTCGCGGGACAACCCAAGCCGCAGCCGAAGCGCTTTGATCCGTTTTCCGTTCACGCAACATAGCTGCACCGTTTCGTTGCCACTGTCAACGCCGCATTAGGTCAGCACTGCTGACATAATTCTGTTGCCAGCCCGTTGACACTGGCAACGAACGCGCGCACATTCCCACCACGGCAGGGCAATCAGGCCCGCCGCACTAACGGACGGACAAATGACCGAACCGACGAACCAACAGACGGACAAGCTGAAAACGGCCTTGGCCGACGCGAAGAAGGCCGCACGCGCCATCGTCAAGGCGATCGAGGCGAACGACGTGCAGCGGCTCGACTACCACCGCAAGGACGCGATTGCGCAACTGGAATTTGCGCTAACATCGCTGCGGGCAGCGGGATAACCAGTGCGGCGCGTGTGACAGCGCGCCGCTTTTTGTTGGGATGAACGCGATGTCAACGATTGTAGCCGGATACGCGATAGGCGTGCTGATCATGACGGCGTGGTTGCGCAGGGATGCCATCTACGAGAGCACGCACTACTTCGCGGTCGCCGCGGCCCTTGCTGCCGTCACGTATCTAGCGCCATGAACCTCAGGGAACACATGGCCAGCGCCGCCGCGAGTATTCTGGAAATGCGCATCTCCGACCGGATGCAGCGCATCAATACGGCGAAAGAGCTATACCGCACCACGCCGGAAATGACGGTGGAGTTTGCCGTCGCGCTGCTTGTGTCGGCGGGGATGAACGAGGATACGGCGCGGAAAACGATTGAGGAGATTGTGCGGTGAGGCTCGACGATTTCAAGCCCGGCGACCACGTGCGCTATGTGCCGTACCACGCGCACGAGGATGTTGGGCACAAGGACTGCGAGGACGGCGTTGTTACGCGAGTGAACGAGCACTACGTGTTCGTCAAGTTCAGCTTGTTCTCGGAACACGGGCAGGCTTGTCATCCTGATCGACTGCGGAAAATATGACTGAGCCATTCGAGATTTACATCACAAAATGGTGCCTGTCCGCTGGCATCGAGAAGGCGACCGCGTACCATCACCCGGTCAATGCGGAATGGGTGATCGTCGCGGACGGACGGTTTCGCAGCATGATCCTTAGCGGAGATCAGTGGCACGCGACGGAAGAGGCGGCAGTGAAATGGGCGGAGAAATTGCGCAAGCGGGTGATCGAGCAAGACCGTAAACGGCTTTCCGAGCTTGAAGCGCTGACATTTGGTGGGAAGACGGAAGACGAGGAATGAGCGAGCAACCAATGCCGAAGCAGATCGCGGAAGTGATCCTGTCGGTTATGAAAGAGGTCGGTTACGTGCAGAAGAAGGGCACGAACACCTTTCACGGCTACAAATACGCGAGCATCGAGGATGTGCTCGAAAAGGTGCAGCCTGAGCTGGCCAAGGCCGGGCTCGTTATCACTCAGAATGAGCTAGATCACGCCATCGTCGCGGACAATCACTTGATGGAAGCGCGCTATGCGTTTCATCTATCGAGCCGCGACGGTGCGACGTGGGGTCCGCTGATCCACACCGGGCTTGCGAGCGTGCGCAATCAGAAGGGCGGATATGATGACAAGGCGCTGAACAAATGTCACACGACGGCGCGCAAATACTTCATTCTGGCGCTGTTCCAAATCCCGACCGGCCTCGCGGCTGATCCAGACGACGACGAGGATCGGCCGGCCGCGCTTGTTACATACCCTGAGGCGCGTGGGAATGCGCAAACGATGGTCGGGCGCAAGAACGAGGCCAAAGGAATTTCCGATGCGCGCGAGTGGGTGAACACGGCGATCGCGCGGCTCGGGAAGCTCACCACAACTGCGATGCTTGACGCATTCGTCGACAAAAACAACGCAACGATGGAAAAAATCAGGGAGATTGTGCCGGAGGAATACGCGGCACTTGCGAAGCGCATCGACGAGGCGGCAGCGCGGCTGAACGTGTTGGCGGCGGGGTAATATATGCAAAGAGATTGGCACCGCAACAGATCGCCTCGGTTCAAAGTTGAGCGCGAGCGCGGGGATCTTGTGGAGTTTGAGCGCGGTGGCCGGTGGGGCGAGCGGTTCTATGTGTCGGCGATATGGCCGTATCAGTACGCGCCATACTACGAGGATGAGGAAATATGTGACGTATGTGACGGAAAGCGGCAGGCGACAGCGCGACGCTCGCGGCTTGAGTTTTGCTTCCGTCATGTGTGGGATGAGCACCCATTCTATTACACACATTACCCGAACTGGTGGCTCGTTAGCGTATGCTGGTCTTGCTTTAACAAGCTTCGCCATCACGTGACGCGACGAGTGGAATTGGAAGAGACAGACAGATTGATACGGAAGGCGCAACGGGAGATAGCAAGTGAGCGAAAAAACCGCAAAGATCAAAACAACGGGCGAGTTGCGTCAGTTTCTGGTTGATATGATGGTCGGGGTGAAGAACGGTCACCTTGACCTTGACCAGGCTGGCCGCATCACAAAGCTTGCGGCTCAGGTGAATGAAAACCTGTATGCCGAGGTTAAGATTGCGAAGATCAAAACTGACATGGGCGAGAAAATGCCAACGCTCGGTAATTTGCAGCTCGGGCCAACATGACCGACAAAGCAGCCATCGACGGCGATTACTGCGACTTCCGCCTTGTGCGTACGCGCAAGGTCTGTCAGGTCGTTGTGGAGTTTCCGATCGAGCGCGCTGGCGAGGTGACGCAAGCGCTCGGTTGGCCGAAGCCGGACGGCACGACGCGTTGCGCCGTTGCACTGATTAACGACGGCGTTATGGAAGGTGCCGCTACCCGTGAGGATGCGGTAACAGCGCAATGCGACGTAGCTGGCAGCTCAGCGCTTAAAGCCACCTCACCTTCCGCCAAATCCCCGCGCAAGTGGGCTGATCTGCCGCCCTCGTCGCGCGCGGCACTGCTGTGCAAAGAGCCAGAATTTTGGGGATACCTCAGCGCGAACGGCTATATGAGCGGTAACGAGCACCAAGCATCAGCAACGCTCAAATCTGTCTGCGGCGTCTCAAGCCGTGCCGAGATTGTCAAGGGATCGCGCGCGGCTGCGGAGCTGTCGCGCATCATCGGGAACTACAACGCCTGGAAACAAGCGAAGGGATTGGGTGCGATATGACCATACACAAAGACGATGTGCGCTTCGTGCTGTTTCTCATCGCGCTCGTTCTGACCTACGTCTGCGCATCCATCGCGTGGCATATCGGCGTGGATCACGGGCGGCAGATGCGGGAGAAATGGCGACCGGTGCCGACAATAGCGGAGATTGCGTCAGACGGGTTTAAGGGAGGGTTTGTGGAATGAGCGAATTTGCGAAGCTGCGGGAAGGATGCAGTGCGAATAAAGAGCATTTGCGCGGAGGGATTTGAGCCATGACCACCCCAGACACGAGCAAGGCGATGACGGCGGAGCGTGACAGGGAGATTTTAATCGCGGAGGGCCTGCCTGATTGGAGAGTTGTGCGGACAAATCTCGTCGAAGCATATTGCTGGCCCGACCTGAGTAAGATTGAGTTGCCGCAAGATGGTGACCTCGCGCTACTCCTGCACGAAATAGCGCACGCCAAAGCTGGGGCAGCGACCGCAGGTCATAGCGCGGATTGGGCCAACATATTCACGGACTTGGTGCGAAAGCATTTCGACGCCCAAGCCGAAGAGATCGCCGCACTCAAAGCGGAGTTGGCGACGACGTGGGAGAGTGCTCTCGAAGAGGCGGCACGTGCAATTGAGAGTGAGGAGTCTGAACCGCAATGGGGTGAGGACAGAAACACAAGGGTTGCGAGAGAGTCCTACTCCGAATGCACCAAGATCGTCCGCGCCCTCAAGGACCAAACGCCAAGCGAAAGCGACGCCGATAGGCGCACTCGCATCATCCGTGAGCGCGCCGCCGAAATCGCAAGGGATTATGAACCATGACCGACCAAACGAGAGACGCAATCGAGCGAGTGCGGAAAGCACTACTGGAGCGCGACCTCACCACCTATGAGGATGCCTGGGTTCTGCTTGATGAGTTCGACCGCCTGGAACAGGCGGGGCGAGAATTGGACCTGGAGATGTCCGCACTCAAGGCAGAGTTGACGACGGCTCAGGAGGCGGGCTTAAGACACGCAATCGTCCCCGACTACGACTATCCCGGTGATGCGGAGGTGTTGGCTGGCTACACCTGTCACGAATGCGGCGGCTCAGGCGACCGGCGAGAGAGTGTCGAGCACAAGAACTGCGCCCTCAAAGGACAAACGCCATGACCGACCAGGCAGAACCAGTTCCGATGCTACTGCATTGCCCTACCGGAGGCGATCAGCGATGATGAGACGGACGCGGCGATGGATGCGTTTTGGGCCATGTCATCGGCGGCAACATATAACCGCGCGGCGTATCGCGACTCGTTTCGCCGCGCAATCGCCGCAAGCCGTCGCGCAGCAGCAGGAGTGCGCGAAAAGGGAATTTCCGCGCATGATCGCTAGCGTGCCCACCCGCAATGCGCCTGACCCCAGCCAATAAGCGCGGCGTGCCGATCGCGCAGCACGCGGTGCGCCTGGATGTCATTCAGCCAGGCGACGACGGCATCCTCTTGCGTCAGCTCACGGTCCGGTAGTTGCGGAAGAAATAATGGCTCCGCCAACAGTTGGCCTGGGGGCGGCGGGCAGTTGACCGTCACCACGTCGGGCATCGTTGAGCACGCCGACAAGCTCGCGGCCGAAAGCACAAGCTTTAGAGTTGTTGACCAAGACAGGAACGCGGCTCTTGAGCAATGCGATTTCATCTTCGGTTCGCTCCCGATAGGTCTCAAGCTGCAGCGAGGCCAGCGTGCGCGCGTCGTCCGCCTCTTTGCGCGCACGCTCCGATGCGGCACGCGCGTTGCGCTCTTTGACGAGATCAGCCTCTACGGTAGGCAGTCTGGCTGCCTGGACGCGCCAGTTATTGACCGTCCAGCCGAGCCACAGGAGTGCAAGGGCGGCAATGAGGTAGCCGCCAAGCTTAAGACTGCCGATCATCCCTTGCCAGTGTTCGTCGGCTGGTTGGCCGCGCCGACCGCCGTCAGTGCGATGAGAACGGCGTTGATCTCGTTGAGATACGGTATCTCAAACGATGCGCCGAACTGCGCCAACACTGCCGATACGGCGACGATCAGCGCGGAGATGACAGAGGCGACGGCCGCGAGCTTTGTCTTGATGCCGGGGAAAAAGTTCAGCCCGCTGACTATCGCCGACAGAATTGCATTCATGGTTCAACCCTCTGTGAAAGCGGGGTTACCTACCGCCACCCCGTGAGGCGGAAACATTTACAACGCGACGCGAAGCTCCAGGATGGCCGAGTGGTTGCGGCCGTCGGAAAGCTCCGTACCCAGAACATCAATGGTTGGGGCCTGCAGGAACCGGTAACCAAGCCCGGCCGTGACGCCTGGCGCGAGCGGTGCCATGACGCCTGCGCCGGCCTGCCAGGCGAACCCGGCAGAGGACAGGCTCAGAATGCTCACATCCTCGAACCGCGCTTCCGTGTGGCCGTAGCCCGCGCCGAGCAGCGCGTAAGGCTTCACGCCGTTCAACCCAACGTCGGCCGCGTACATCACATTACCGAGTAAGGTGAAAGTGTCGTGATCGGCGGTCAACGCACCGCCGAACAAGTCAACCTCGTTCTGGCGAAATGACACGTCTGCTTCGACGTACAGACCCGGCACAGAGGGGATGGATGTGCCGAGAACGCCGCCGATCACGATCCCAGGATTGTCGGAAACCGTCGGATGTTCGATCACATCGTCGAAGTTCGCGCCGCCATAGACACCAACGTATGTGTCGCGCGCTTGCGCGGATGCGGCGAAGGAAACGACGGACAAAAGAACGATGCCTGAAAGACGCATTTCAAATCACTCCAATCTGATTGATTGAGCGCTGTTGCCTCAAGACGCGGGCAACGGCAAGCAACTAGCGCGTCGCGTAACCAATGCGACACATGATTTTGCCTAACGACAGAACACTTCCGGGAGGTTTTTCAGTAGTTTCTTGATGTTGTCAATCTCGCATCCAAGACGATCGACTTGCCGCTCAAGCACCGCAACGCGCAGCGGCTGACCGCGCACCTCGCTCTCGACCTCGCCGATGCGATAGAGCGCGACCGACGCGGACGCAATGGCGGCGGCGATGGCGATGATGATAGCCCAATAGTCCTTGAGCATTTTCACTTCTGCTTCCCCTCGTCCTTGGCTGGCGACCGCTTGACCGCCTGTTGCAGCTTCACGAGTTCCTTCAGCTCGATCACATCGTCTTTGATCGTGTCGAGCTTCGCCCCAAGGTTGTCGATACGCTGTGCATCAGTCAACGGTTCCGCGCGTTGCGTATCGGGACGGATGTCAACGCTCTCAACCACACTTTCGCTTGCAGGTTGTTTTTCGCTTGGCTGCGGCTCCGGCTTTGGGCTGGGCAAGATGATTAATGCACCGAGAAAGACGGCAATGGCAAGCATGACGGTGCTCGTCGCCTCAATCGTGTTCATCATGGGACAACCACCCTCTTGCACTGATCGCCATGCCAACGGGCATACATACATTGAGGCCGCCTTCAACGATCGGCAACGTCATGGGTAATATTTCCTGTCTAACTCGATATGCGGCCCGTCCTTGAAGGTTTTGAAATCTCCTCCCCACAAGATCGGAACGCCTAGCGATTTTGATGCCTTCTTGAATGCAGCTGCAACAGGATAGAACGCAGGCCACTTCCAAGTAACTTGCCCGTCCACAACCGGTGCAAAATCAACCGCATGGCCCGTGAGATGACGTGATTTCATCGTGCGCGATGCGCCTGCCGCCACAAGCTGCTTCTGCCTCTCAAGCGTGCGCCGCCCTTCCGTCACGATGAACGGCGTCTCGCTGATGCCCGCCGCGCGCACAACCACCTTCACGAGGTCAGGATGCACACCGTTTAGGCGCTTCATGCTTGTGGCGTTGAGTGTCATGGCATGCTTGTAAAGCGGCGTGCTTTCAGCCGTGTGTAAATCTGATTAAGTTGCGTCGTCGTTAAGTTCGTTGACCAAATAGCGCAACACGCAAGCCGTGTCGTGTTCGGCAACGACGTGCTTAAATTTGTTCCTATGCGCGCAATGTCTGTGTACGGCCCCGTAAACGTCGACGCTGCCGTTGTGTGGTTGCTTGTGTTTGCGTTGATGACAAAATCAATTGTCGTTCCTGGCTCATTATATGACCAGGATATAAAATTCCATTGACTCGTAGTTGCTGTAACGGTCGACGTGATGGTCTCATTAAACAATAAGTTACTGTAAGTGTGCGCAAAGTTGATAGCCTCATTGGAGGCGAAGTAGGCAAGAATGTAGTTGTTGCCGCCGGTATTGTCGAAAATGACCTCATTACCACCCATGTTCGGCACCCACATCACGTACAGCATAGTGAATGTTGCGTTGTTGTAGGCGTAAGCTTCTGTGTCGGGGACACCATCCGTCGAGTTTTCAAAATAGTCGCCGCCGTCAAAGCTGAAATATGTGCTTTCGTCAGCTACCCCAGCAGTCCCGTTGAATGTTGGGTCAGATGCCTCAGACGATGTGGATGCGCCACGGGTGAAATTATTCCCGTTCGCGATATCTGTCCACGTTTGCGATGTTCCGTCATATGAACGAAGATCGGCCGCATCCATGCAAACGACGAGGTTTGAGGTCAGCCCTAATTCCTGGATGATATCGTACAGAAATTTAGAGCTAGGCTCTTGCCCACCAAATCCAACTAGCTGCGTGTTGACGAGCGTCATCAGCGATCCGTCGCGGTGTCGTAGGTGATGAACACGGCAACGCCGTGCAGACGCGCATCAACGGCCATTGTGTCAGATCCATTCGCCGGATCGCGCCCAACCTGGAAAATCACCAGGTCGCTCTCCGCAGGCGTGCCACCGATCGTGACGGCGGAGCTTTCCGCGCCTCGATAAAGATCGTTCGTCGTGCCGCCCGTATCCGTCACCGTGATTGCCGTGCCGAACGCCTGATCCAGCGCATCGTCATCGCTGAAGGCAAAACCTGCGAGCGTCCATGCAACTCCGAAGTTTGTCGCGGTGGACGGATGCGACCACACAGGAACGAATGTCACCGTTCCCTCGTTCCACCCCTTCGGCATCTGCACCGAGAATTGCGCGAATTCTGCCGTCGACGCATCGAAATCCAAGGTCTTGATCATCACCTTGTTCGTCGTAGTCTCAACCGTACCGCTCGCCGCGCCGTTCGTTGTGCGCGCGACCATCGAGCCGGCAGGAACCCATATCGTCGATTTTCCCGGCGCACCGCCACGCAACGCGCGGTAGTTCGTGCCGTCCGAGGTGATCAGCGCCCATTGATTGGTTTGAAGCACCAGAGTTGCCGCGCCGTTGATCGTGCTCGTCGTCGGCGTGTAGGTCACCTCGCCAGCGCCGATGTTCTCCGCAAAGTGGAACCACCCGCTTGCGAACGTCGTCGAGTTGGCTTGCGGCTGCGTGACTGCGATTGCGGATGCGTTGGAGTAGGTAACGTGCTTGCCCCGGTCGCCGGTTAGAACCGTGTACGTTGTGCCGGTCTGCGCGTTACGCGGAAACTGCTGCTCATAGAACCGCGACGACGAAAGCAGGATCATGTCCGTTCCGTCGTATGCGAACAGAAGCATGTCGTTCGTCGCCCACTCGGGCACGGACAAAGCACTGCCACCGAGCTTCTTGATCGTCTTCGCGCCGACGCTCGAGACATTCAGTGTCGGATTGCTGACCGTGTTCGCACCGGTTGCTTTGATCAGGTACCGCTGATTGGTGGCATAGGCCGTGAGAGCCGGCGTCACGGTGAGTGTGATAGCGTCCGCCGTGCCGCCGACGGTCCCTGTGGTCGTACCGTTGGCGAGCATGTCACGCATGACGGCCAGTTCCGCGATGAAGCCGCGAATGGCATCGTTGACCGCGCTAGGGTTCATTCCCTCGGCGATAGAGATACCGCCTACGGTCGTGTTCGATGCGGCAGTTGTTGACCAATCTCTGAGCGTCATCGCGTTTCGTTCTTTGCTGTGTTAGGTGTGCGGAATGACGCACGTCATCCCGTTTTTGATCGGCCGTCTGATCGTGTTCGCTGTGAAGCAGTGCGCGCTATGGCGCAAGCAGCCCCGTGTGAAAGTATTGCGGGGAGACATATTGCCGCCCCAAAAGCCCAACCGTACCGGGAGCGGCACGCGCATACGCCTGCCCGACCCCACCGAGAGCGCCAAGCAATCCGGGATTAGGCTGCGGTAGAGCTTTGTTGATCATGGCACGTGCAAACGTCTGACTGTCGAGCAGTCCCCGAACAGCTGGCGGAGCCGTCAGAGCAACACCTAAACCTGTCGGGCCACCGGCTAAAAAACCACCCCCAGCCACGCCACCACTCGTTGCCCAAGCGGCTAGCCCGCGTTGCGATGTCCCTGAATTCGGTAATTCCGTAAGCACATCTTTTGCAGCCGAAGCAATTTGTCCTAAATCGCTCCGCACATGCCCTTGCTCGCTTTTAACCGCAGCGAGCAAGCTCTCTGGAGAAATAAACCCGCGTTTTCCTTTTGTCGCAACGCGCTCCAACGTTTTAAGATTGGAGTATTGCTGATTGAGGCCGCGCAATTCCGTCCTAAATTGCGCAGGCGCATTGTCAGCCATTGCGTCAAGAATTGCACTCTTGATTTGGCGGCCAAGCGTAGAGACTGTCGGATCAGCACTGTTGATCGCCGCATTCAGCGGATCAATAGAGCCTGTTTTGAACCTGTTCCAAACGATATTGCCGGGCGTTGGTCCCATCTGCACCAAATCATCGAAAGTGCCGTTTATTGCCCTTTCAACAACGCCAAATTGTTCATTTCCTAGACTGCGCCGAGCAGTCGCTTCAATCGTCGAAAGCGCATTCACCAAATTCGGCTGGTTCGCGATATCAACCGTGGTGCCAGCATATGTCCGCTCAAGATTGCCTGCGATGCGTGCTCGGGCACGATCAAGAACTTGTTGCGTAATCCTTGGCTCACTTTCTCCAATAGTCGTTGAGAGCAAGCGAACAAATTCCCTGTTTTGCCGCTGCGGAAAGTTCGAAGGTAAGAGCGATGCTGTGTCAGCACCTGATCGCCAATAACCAGGCATGTCGCTCTCAGCCATTTGAACCGGACTGACGGGAACACCTCTATCAGCGAGAAATCGTGCACTTTGCGCAATATCTTCTCGCACGCGTGGCAATGCAGCCCTGCCAACGGCCTTCACACCCTCGTGCACTAGTGGCCCCACCAGAAGCCCGCCAACCTCACCGTAGCCACCCGTGACGCCTGCCTTGTCAAGGGCGCGGCCAATTTCCGAGGTTGCGGTTGCCGTGAGGCCAGCGCCTGCACCGGCGGGACCGCCCCCAAACACAAGTTGCCCGGCCTTGCGTCCTATCCGCTCGCCCTCTGTGGCAGGTTCCTGGCCAACGATAGGCGGTAAGCCTAAGCCGCCCTGGCCCGCCAGAAACCGCCCGGCAATCTCTAGCGGCTGCGAAATTCCAATTGGGGCAAATTGTGGCGCTGCTACTGGCTTTTGAGCCGCACGCAGCCAATCTGCTTGCGTCATACCGCTTTGCGCCGGGTCCATCCCAGGCCGCCACTCGCGCCCTGTGAGCCAATTGAGACCCTGTCCAAGCAGTCCAAAAACGTCCATAGGAAGGCCGGGCGCACCGCCTGCCAATTGCAGGGCGCTAACGCCGGGAGCCAACGCAAGGTCGGTTAGCGAGCCGGACGATTGCGGTGGCGGAACTTGATCTGCGCCATCGAATTGATCGAACGGGTTCGCATCCTTCTTTGCAGGAGCGTCGAATTGATCGAACGGGTTTGCCATCACTTGCCCAGCAGCCGCGCAGCCGCGCCCTGTCCGTACTTTGCATCGAACTGTGCGGCTAACTCAGGATGCGCCATCAAATGCTCAATCGCTTGGGGCGGAATTGCGACTGGCATTTTCGCTCCGCCCTGGCCAGGCGCAACCTTCACGTCAGATTTATCTTGCGTTGGCCGCTTTGGTTTCTCGCGCCGTGAAATACCGCGCGCGTAATCCTTCACGATCCGGCCGGGCTCAAAGCCGTACTGTTTAGCAAGGTCAGTGTAGTCCGACTTCAAGTTTTCGTAGCCGGTCAGCGCAGCGCCATATAACTCGTCAGCGCTGTTCAAGAAATCTTCACGTGCACCAGGCGTAAGTCTTTGACCTTTCCAAACCGCGCCAACTTTATCCCAAGAAATGCCGAGCCGCTCAAGCAGCGGCGCCGCTGTCTCAGCAAGTGCAAACTCGCTTTCACGAACAACTGACCCAGGGTCAAGCATTTTCACGAACGAGTAGATTAGAGCCAGATCTCCAGCAGCTGAGTCTGGCGAGCGATTAATGCGGGTGAACGCATCGCGCACTGTGACGAAATCCTTCGCCTTATCGCCGTACTCAGTACGCAATCCCTTTTCGTTGTCGAATGCTTCATTTGGCGATGGTGGAAGCTGATTTTTTTCCTTCGCAAGGCGCATCTGTTGATCAAACTCGCCAGACGATTTAGCCGCCTGCATCTGCCACTCAAGCATCCGCTTCATCTTGCTCTCGGCAAACGCAACGCCTGCGTTACCACCCTTCGCCGCCGCCTGCTGCGCATCAGCATACGCAATCATGTTGATTTGCTTCTCGATGTGCTTCGGGATCGGCACCTCGGAGAATTGCTGCGGCGACGGTTGCGCAGGCGGTGCTGTTTGCGGTGCAACGGCAGGTGCGGCTTGTGCCGCCATCGGCGCTTGCAGCCCAGCAAGCTCAAGCACCGTATCGGCATACTTGCCGCCAGCAGGATTGTCAGGGCTCGCGTTGTAGCGCCATAGCGCCTGACGCATGTCACCTTTGTTCTGCTTCAACAGATCCGCCATGTAACGGCCCTGCGCCTCGATCGACTTCTCGGGATTGGCGCGATAGTCGAAATCCTTGCCGATCAAGCCATACTGGCGCGCTGTGTCCGGGATGAACTGCGAGAGGCCAAGCTCGCCAGCCTTGCCGGTGATGTTCGGATTCCACGAACTTTCGTGTTGAATTTGTGCCGCCAACACCTCGCGCGGAATACCGGTGTTCATCGCAACGCGGTTGATGATCGGCGCGTATTGCTCGGGGATTTGCAGCTTCGCGCTGCGCTGCGGTGCTGGCATCGCGGCAGGCGGTTGCGCGCCTTCCATCGGTGGCGGCGCAATATTAGGCGCGGGCGGTGTCATCACCTCACCACCGCCCATCTGCGCCATCATGTCGGGAATGCGCCTCATAAAGTCGGCATTTGAGAGGGCGTTCCGCTCCGCCAATTCCTGCTCGCGTTGCAGCTTCTCAAGATGAATACGCCGCAGTTCACTCTCGGCCGTAACTTGGTCCTGCTCTTGCATTGACCCGAACGCGCGCGAGATGTCTTGCCCGACCGAGTGTGGCCTCGGCGACGGACCGCCTTGCTCAAGCAGTGCCATGCCGAGGCGAAACCACGGGTCTGCCATCAGGCCGGGCAGGAAGCCTTTCTGCGGAGGGGAGAGCAATCCGGCCATCTATGCCGCCACCTTCTCTTCAAGAGCCTCAATCTTACGCGTGAGCGCCGGCACTGCGGCCCAAAGCACACCGAGCAGCTTCGGCATCGGGATCGTGTGTCCATCGCCGCCGAACTCGCGCGCGAAATCATCCGCCATCGGCCCGACGCGCAAGCCGCCAAACCGTGGCCCCAACTCTTCCTTGTAACGATACTCGCTCGCTGGCGTGCGCTTGAACTTGTCCAACACGTCGTCGTCAGCAACCAGCTTGATGTCGGTTTTGACATTCGGATCAGAGAAGACACTTGCAGCCAATGCCGCGCCCTCAATTCCTGCTGTGTATGCTGGCGCTGCCATGAATGCGAGCGCGGCCGGAGAAAGCGCAGCTGCGCCGCCACCAAACAATCCAAGCGTATTGCCGATGCCAGCAAGACCGGAACCAACGCCGAGAATGTTGCTCAATGCATTCTGATTGTTCGGCCCCGTTGTCGTTGACGACGACGTTTGACCTTGACCAGCAACCGGCGAGACGATACCGAAGAAATCACGCAAGCGGTTGAGCGGCTCATTCTGATAGAACGAATACCGATTTTGAGCGTCTGTCAGGTAGTTCCCGGCTTGCTGCTCATAAGCGCCGCCAACGCCAGCCAACTGGCTTGCATCAAAGTAGTCTTGCTGCGCCATTTGCGGCGCGAAGAACATGCCCTGAATTTGCCGCTGACGCTCCGTGTCATACGCACCGCCATAGAGCTTCGTCGCCAAATCGCCAAGGTTCTCGGCCATCGCGCCTTGATGCAGCGAACCACCGTAACCGCCGGCGCTGTTGAACTGACTGTCGAGCGCGCTACGCATCTTTCCAGCAGCAAGGTCGAACGTGCCTGAAAGCCACGGATTGCTATTCGGATCGAGGTACTTGCCCGCAAGAGTGTCGGAAAGTGTGCCCTGTGCCGCACGAGTGAGCGGCGAGCCGGAAAGCGCGCGCTGCGCAGTCATTCCAAGCGCTTGCTCAGTGAGCGGATTGAATGGGACGACAGTTGAGCCTGGAAACGGTGACCGCCCGTAGTCGCTGCGATACCACTTCGCAAGGTCGCCAAGACCGCCGCTTAGATACGGCGTTGCACCGCTCCACGGATCAGCCTTTTGGATCGTCTGTGTGGAGTTAGACCCGCCGCCTTTGCTCAATGACTTAACTCCTTCGAAAACAACACGCCGTCTTGGCGAAACCCGAAGCCGCTAAGCCATCCGGCACGCCCGCCACCGGTCAGCAGCGCAGCATCCCACTCGCGACCCCACTTACCCAACTCGTCAATCATCGCTTTCAGCCACTCGCGACCCTTGCCGCGCTCGCCACCGGCCCAACGCGCAACCATGAGCGTCATGCGCGGGTACTTCTCCAGCGTCGTGATCGCCATGCCAATGATCCTCTCCGCATCGATCGCGACCCAGAGGATCATTTCCTTCTTCTCGCACGCCTCACGCACATCGCTCGGATCGTACAAGCGCGGACCGTGTTCCATCGCCTTTTCAAGCCACGGCTCGATCGTGTCCCACGCAACGGCGATACGGTCAGGGCGAACGGGAACGATGCTGACGCTCATCCGTTCTGGAACCTGTCAAGCAATCCGCCAAGCTGCGGAAAACGGCCTTGGAGTTGGCTGAACAAGCCGCTATTGCGAAATTTATCGACCAAACCGCTCACGCGCGGATCATTACGCAAACCGCTAAGCAGACCGGCTAAGCCTTGATGCTGCTGACCTTGCGGCTGTGGCGACGCAGCACCAGGCTGCGCAACAGGTGGAGATTGACCGCCGAGAACGCCTTGCAAGCCCGGAAAGCGCTCGCCGACGCTTGAAGTCATCAGCGGCGAGCCAGAAACGCCTGGAGCCATGAAGTTGCCGCCCTGCCAGTAGTTCTGCGGCGGCGTGAGACTGAACCCGCCTGCAGGCGGCGGACGAAAGCCGGACTGAAACCCGCCGTTCGCGCCGCCATCACCCCCAAAGTTGCCAGATATTTGACTGTTTACGAACGGCCACAGATTGCCGAACGTCATGTCGTAGAACTGTGACGCGTTGGGATCGCCAAACTGGCCGATGAAGTTTCTGAGACCGCTGTCGTCGATTGCCATGCTGATTACCCTATGATGACGACGCGGAACGTCCGGTCGGTTTGAGCATTATTTGCGTGCGTTATGACGAGCGAGCCGTTCACGCGACCTGTCTCGCTCATGTACAGCGTACCAGCGCCGATCTCAGCCGCTGCATTCGCCGTCGTCGGTACGAGCACAACGGTGCTGTCGACACTGATCCGATCATCCGTCATCGTCGAGCTTGCAACGTTCGCGGTCAGAGTGAACAGCCCACCGGTATTCATGTGCCCGTGCGTCATGTCGTTGACGCGGCGCGATACTTTCAGTAGCCATTCACGCCAATCCGTACCGGTCTCTGGGACCGCTGGTTTAGCCACTACGCACCGCCAGCATCATCCATCAGCGGTTCGCCGCCGTTCGCGTGCGTCCAATCGGATGCCGCCGCGATGTCCGTCACAAACCGTGGGTGGCGCGTGTTTTTGCGCATCGGAGCGACTTTCATGCGGTTCAAGCTCGTCGACGATCCGTAAGTCACGCTCTCGTTTTGCGTCTCGCGATACCCGAGCTTGGCCGTCACGGTCGCGGTTGCGCCCGACACGATCGGCCGATAGCCACGCACGAAGAACCGCCGCCCCTGCCCGTCCGCATCACCGGTTTCAAGCTGTGCCGCCATGTTTGAGCCGGTGAAGAACCCAAGCTGATGCGAGGAATTGAACGCTGCAAGCGCAGGCTTGCCGTTTCCGGCCCAAATGCGGCTATCAAGCGACGCGGGGAGCGTTTCGAGCGTACCGAACGCATCGAGTTGCTCGAGCGTGTAGCCAACGCTTCCTAGCGTGGTCAGAAACTCCGTTGTGACGCTTGTCGGCGGGCTCCACTGCTGCGCCGCCCACGAGTACATGAGCAGCGTATCCGGGTCGCCACCGCTCGACACAGACGGATAGGCCACGATGTAGAGCTTATTGATCGGATCAATGACAGCGGCAATGCGGTAAAGCAGGCTTTGGTTGACCGTTTGATAGAACGTCTTGTCTACCTTACCCGCGCCGATCGGATGCGAGGTCGTCCCATCGCACAGGTAGAACCCATCCTCACCCAGATAGATGAACCACCCCTTGAACCGAGCAACGCTGCCTGGCGATGGCGTGCCGATACCGCCTTCCATCGGTTGAAAGGCGAACACCTCGGGTGTGCCGACGTAGATGCAACGAAACACCGCTCGCTCTTGTAGGATTACCGCATCGAGCGTGCCGACACGCGGAATGATCTTCTGCACCCATCCGCCATTGCCGTAAATGTTGACGCGCCCGGATTGCACCGCAGCCGCGGCCGACGTTCCAGCCGTCGGAAAGCTTGTCGGGTCGCCGATGGCGCTCCACCACATGCCATCCGTCTGCGCGCCATACGTACCGTCGTTCGTGTTCCCCAACATGAGGAAGTTTGCCACAACGTCCATGTGCCGCGCTTTTGGCTGCGCCCCGGACGAAAGCAGGTTGTCGAATAGCGAGGACGAACCGAGCGTGTAGGTCTGGATCGCGTCCGCAACATTTGTCGCGAGAACGCGCTGCCCGAATTGCGTAAATTCCCAAAACTCGTTCGATGCGCACGCGTACGTCGTTGCCGACTTAGAGACGTCTGAAAACGTCGCGCCGGACGACGATTTGTAGAGTTTGCCGGCTGTTCCGGCCCAGAGCGCGACGTTACCGCCGCTGTCGTTCGAATAGAACGCGCCCTGACACCGCTGCGCGAGCGCCGTGAATGCCGCCATGAACGAGGCAACTGGCCCGTAGGTCTTGTTCGGGCGAGCGAAAACGTTCGAGCCACCAACCAACACGCTTAGATTGCCAGGCGCATCTGGAACGTACTCGCCGAACGGTATCATTCCGCGTCTTGCCCTCTTATCACCGCATCAATCGCCGCTTGCGGCGTTTCATAGACACCTGCCTCGTACAATCTTTTCGCACGTGCTATACTTCGTTCTGAAAACCAATCAATACAGGCGGCACACTTTGGGGACATAAAAAACGCACGGTAAGCAGAGAACAGCGTTCGCCAAGCACGCGGTCGGTTACGTTCGAGCAATTCATCATTCTCGGCTACAATAATGCGCTCGCGACGTTTGCAACACATCATTTCAAGCTTCGAAACTCTCGCACTTAACGAGCGTAAACTCATGTGACCGTCACCCCGACCGCGCGCGAGACCATGGCAGTGCCGGAATGCGCTCGCTTCTCGGCCATGATCAAGCCCTTCAGGCCTGTGATGAAGCCGGCCTGCCACATGCCGAGGAGGTTCGGTGCCGCGTCGATAAACGGCGCTAAGTGACGCAAGGCCCCGTATAAATAGACGTTCGGCGCACGCGTCATGAGCCAGTTCGTCGAGTTTGCAACAAGACCAGGGACGCTTGCGTAGTAGATCAGCCGCAACGTATCCGATGCGCTTGCGCCGGGACCCACACGGATCTGCGCGCCAACGATGGAATAGGCAATCGGCGGCCCGCTTTCCGTCGAACCGTAAAGGCTGTCGTAGGTGTGCGGCGGCGTATACGAGAGCGGCATCCAATCGGCTTGCGAGGAAAGCCACACCTCGCGCATCTCCAGGAAATCGGTCGGGAGCGTGTTGAACTCGCCTGACAGCACAAACGCTGAATTGACCGTTTCCATGCTCTTGACGCGCAGTGGCGGCGCAATCTCGAAGCCGGTCGTGGCGTCATAAACGCCATTCTGGATGTCCGCCTCGGCCATCGTGATGCAATCGTCCACACGCGACGTACTCAAGTCGGTACGGTCGCCGGCCCAGTCCTTCAGCGCGCTTTCGAGGTCTGTCAGGTTCGCAAGCGCCATCAGGTCGCTTCCTTGAAGTCAACGCGCCCAGGTGCCGTGCGCAGCCAAGCCCACTCAGGATCGTTCAGCAGCCGTGTCAGCAGCCGCTCCTGCCCGCGCGAAAGCGGATCGACGCCGTAGATAGCCTTCCACATCTCGACAACGCCGATAGGGATCGAGGCAACGCGGCGCAAATCGCGCGACGGCGAGTAACCGTCACCGCTTGCTGCAAGCCGTTTGTTGCTATCGAGAACCGGTTCAACGTCGTGACATGTGCGCTTCAGGATGAATTTTCCGTCCGCGTCAACGCCGACGAAATCCTCGATGCCGTTCGCGTCGATGCCGGTCGAAACGAGCTGCGTCATCAGCCAACCTCGATCGGCGTGATCTGGATGATTGATGCCGATGTTTCCTGGATGTAGGCGATGTGTGTGAACGCCTGCACATTCAGGTAGATGCTCTCGGCAGCGATGATCAGAATGCCGTTGGACGCCGCAACCGTCGTGCCGGTCTGCACAGGACGAATGTAGGCGTTGCCCTTCGACGTAATGCGCACGAACCGCGCTTTATTGCCGTCCGCGGCGTTCGGAATGGCAACCTCGGCCGATGCCGCGCCGCTTGTAACTTGTGCGCTGGCCGCGCCAACGGTCAGGAAGTCATTTGCAAGCATTTCATGTCCCTTTGAAAAAGAAAGGGGCGCGCGCCCGTTCAGAGGCGCGCCCCAAGTTGGCCCACCGGAGGATGGTGCGTGGGCTACGGGAGACTACTTGAGGCAAAGGGCGACAGTCACCGCGCCCGTTGCCGATGTGAGTGTTCCGGTGAAGTCAATCGCAAGAGCCGCTCCCGCCGCCACGTCCAAGTCCGTTGACGCTGTAGACAACGTCAACGTTTGGTTTGTATCTGCGGTGCCCTTCAGATTGAACGTACCGGAGTGCAGCGCCGTGCCGGACGTAATGGCCGTGCCTGACGCAACCTTGCGCAATGTCGCTGTTACTGAACCGCCATCGGTACCAGCCACAGTGACGCGGCCAGTGATGCCGACAACGCGCAATGCGCGCGGCGCAACAAGAAAAGTCTTGTCGACCGACGAAGCGTTATACTCCGCCGTCGCGAAGACGAACGGACCGTCGCCGCTGTCTTCACCGACAAGACCCATGTAGCCGTCATCTTCCTGACGAATATTGACGTTTCCCATGAGGGAACCCTCCTTTCTCGTCAGATTACGACGTGGTAAGCGAGCGGATCGCCGTCGAAGACGCTTCGTTCTTGCACACAAGCGTGTACTCAACCGTAAGCAGCTTCTTGTTGCTGTCGCCGGTCTTGCCGAGATCCGTCGGCGTGATCGGATCAAGATATGCCACCTGGAACATATCCATTTGCAACGCAAAGGCCGTGCGTTCCCGCTGGAAGCGGTTCGGCTTAACCTTCAGGCTGCCCCAATCAGACACGTAGACATCGATCGCCGTTACCAGCTTCATCTCCTCCGCATCGCCCATGCGGGTTTGATTGCCGGTGAAAGCCGAAACGACGGTCTTGTTGAACGGCCCGACCATGATGCAGTCCGGCTCACCGCCTGAGGTGAAACAGTTCTGCAACCCGGTCTTCAGAAGGCTCTCAGTGAAAGCGCGCTGCGTGCCGTCCGAGATGACAACCCAGTTGCCGGACGAGAAGCCGCCGCCTGTGTCGCCGTTCACGACGTCGTTCGTCGTCAACATCGTCTCAAGACTGCCGAGCTTGCGCGCAGTCGTGGTATTGCCGGTCACCGACGCTTGGTTCTGCGTCATGATGGCTTCCATGTCGCGCTTCAGCTCTTTCGTCTTTTTGACGAGCTGATAGGCCATTTCAGTGCCGCGCCCGGCCTTGTTGATGATGTCTTCCGTGCGCGTGATGGTGAACGGCTTCGCGCTGATCTGACAGCGGTTGCCGATGCGTGTCGTCGGCGTGATTGCCGCCGCCGAGTAGTCGTCGCCTTCGAGTTGGGCATTCGACGTGCTGGCCGCAGCCAACGCATCAGTCTGCCATTCCTTTTTGTTACTTTCGCTTGCGCGAAGGATTGGACATTTCTGCCAACCTCAGCATCTTTCGATTGCTGTTCGGACTATATCATCAGCCGAAGACTTTACTCGGCTGTCTGTCGTGTAGTCTCTGAGCTTAGCCTACGCGGATAACGCGACCGCTCGCTGTACGGCTCTGTTGCCGCCCAACGATCCACGCGGTCTTGCTTCCTACGAATGTTGAAATACGCGCCTGCGTCAACCCAACTCTGCATCTTGATGCGAAACCGCGTTGGCACCTTGTAGCTAGGCTTTCTAGGAATTTCCTGACTAATCTTGCCAACACGAATTCCAACTGATTGCAGAATTTGAATGAACTCAGGCACCCAAACGTCACACGATTTGAAGCCCATATAGAACGAGCGGCCGATTATCCCGCCAGTTTTGTGAGCAACAAACCCCTCACTGTCCATGAGACCAGCGATGAATGCCAGCTTCAGATCAGCGTCCCATGAATGAACATAGTCCGGTATCTTCTGCTTCTTTTCCGTGTCTCGTTGCAGCTTGGCGCATAGCGCCTCGTCACCGCACCGAAGACAGGTTTTTGGCTTTCCTCGCGGCTCAGGATAAGTGCGGTACCACACGCTTTGCGTCGTCAGGCACCGAAACGCCGCCGCAACCGCCTCGATGAAATCGAGGTCAATCGCGCTTTGGGTATATCTCAACCTTCGATATTTCCCGTTGTCGTCGTACTCATCAACGCTACCGTCTCCGAGGTAGACGCCCAACAGGTATGCGTAGCTCTTAGCTGCTGATCGGCCAATCATCACGATTTTTCCGCTGCGGGACGTGAAGCTCTAAGGCTATTCCAGCATATAGACAGATTTCAGTTCGTCAAATGGTGATCAAACGAACGTCGCCGTCGCCTTCGCCTTACCGATGCCAGACATGAAGGGCGTATCGGTTGGCGAGATATTCGCGATGTAGTCCAACAGCTGTTCGCGGTTGCCGATGCTGTCGAACGTGGTGAAAGCATTGGTAGGGATAGCCATTTCTTACAGTCCTTGCAGTATCCTCGCCATGGCGTTCACCTGCTTATCGGTATTGCCACTGCGAAGAGCGGTTTTGAGGGATGCGTTGTCGAGCCCGTTTGGTGCCGACTTCTCGCCCTGCCCAGGTCTTGCAACCTTCGCAGGCGTCGCCTTATCGGCCTTGCCCTTTGCCTTTTCCAACGCCGCGATGGCCTTGCGACCTTCCACGGCATCCTTGAGCACCATGACCAAGCGGTGATCGGCCAGCCCATTCACTTCCGCATCTGAGAACCCGCGCTCTTTGGCGTAGTTGCTCAGATCGGAGCGAATTGCCGGACCTTTCGTTTGATCCACGAAGTCGGGCCACACTTTCGCCAGCGCTTCCGCCTCCTTGCCGAGATACTCGGCATGGCGCGCTTGCGCTTCGGCTTGCCGCTGATACTGAACCTGCGAGAGTTCGTTCAAGACAGAAGCCGCTTGCTGTTGGAACGCGGTGTACCGCGCGGCAAGGGCTGGGTCTTTCTTTGAAACCTCGTAGAGATCGGCAGGCGACTTGATGGCCTTGAATTCGTCGGGGATCGACGCTTCCAGGTGCTTGGCGTGAGCGATTAATCGTTGCTCGTACGCGGTACGGTACTGATTGGCCCGTTCGGCTTCGGCTTCCGCCTTCTTCCGCACTTCGGCCGCTTCTTGAAGCTTGAGGTTGACGCCTTTTTCGCGCTCCGCCTCGCGCGAATTCAGGAATTCCTGAACGTTGCGAGGTAGCGTTCTGAACGTCTCCTTGGCTTCGGCATCCCATGAGGTCGGGGGCTCGATGGCCGGCTCAGCCGGTTCGCGCTTGGCCTTTTCCTCTCCGCTGGCCGCCTTCTCAGGCGGTGCATCATCGTCCGAACCGGGATCAGGCTCGTCCGAATTCCGTTCATCGTCGACAAGCGTGCCGCCCTGCAGAAGCCCTGCGAGCTTTGACACATCATCGCCTTCAACCGTGCCGGCTGGCACGTCGTTCTTGTCTGTCATCTCAATCGACCTTTCAGATTATGCCGAGGATTTTCTTGCGCTCTCCGAGGTCGGAAAGCTGCTTAGAGGCCAGGCGCCCCGTCTCGGCGAAACTGCGGATGTAGTCCTCGTACAGATCCGCAATGCGGATCATGAGGTAGATGCGCTCACGGCCTTCCGTGTCACGCGGCGGTGAATTCTTCCACTCTTCCATGAATTTCTTACGGATCGCCGATCGCGCTTCGACCCAGAGCGGATTTTCGAGCAAAGCCTCGGCGTCATGACCACGCTTGCGCTCGCCTTCCAACTTGTCCTCGTCAGCGGCCAAACAATGCCTCCAATGCCGCCATGAGCAAGATGCGCTCTTCCTCGATTTCACGCCTGCGGCGTTTCACGTGAAACTCTTCAGCCATGTGCTGCGCTTCCAAGAGTTGCTCGTCTTGCCACTCTTGGAACACCCGCTCCGCCGTCTCAACGTAGAGGCGGCGCGCTTCCTCTTCCTGCTTGCGCCGCTCAAGTTCGGCCGCCGCTTCCTCGCCAATTGCGGCAAAGAATGCGGATAGATCGGCGCGTACAGGCCGGACAACCGGCTTCGGTGCCTCGGCTTGCGGCTCAAGTAGTGCACGCGCGAGAAGAGCGGCGGGACGGCGGCTGCGAATGGGGGAAACACTAGCCGCCGCCCCTGCCTCTGCATCGTCCTCACCGCGGGGATCATCAGCGGGGTCGAGAGGTGGCGATGCAGTTCTGTCTTTGCGCCGCTTCAAGCGCTTGATTTTGCGCTTGCTGAACGGCGGCACCTTGCCGGCTGTAGGTGCAGCTACTTCCGGCGTGTCTTCAAGCGGCGAGCCGGTAAACCCGTCCGCGTATGCCTGCGGATATTCGTCCTCCAGGTCGTCATCGACCGGGAACGAGACCGCATTGATGTCGTCATTCGCGCCGGGCGCATTCTCAAGAGGCGCGCCGAACCAGCCATTCGTGACCGGCTCATCGTCGTCGAACACCTCGCCGAGCAGACGACCGAGAATGTCATCGTTCGGCGTTTCCTCGAGCGGTTCACTGAACCACCCCTCGGAAACAGGATCGTCATCGTCGTAAACTTCGCCGAGAAGCTGCCCAAGGATTGCATCCTCTGGCGTTTCCTCAATCGGTGAAGCAAACGAGCCGTCCGTGACGAGCTCATCGTCGTCGTAAATCTGGCCGCTTTCCTGCGGCCCGACGTCATCGACTGCTGCGCCTGGCGCGTCTTCGATCGGCCACGCAAACGAGCCGTCGGTAACCGGCTCGTCCTCGTCGACGTGATCGTTATTCGACGTATCTGCCGTCGTTTCGCCGGTTTCGTCGCTCGGAAACGCGGTTGGCGTCGCCGTAACGAACTCAACGATAGGTTCGTCATCGTCGAACACCTCGCCAAGCAGCTTGCTTAGCGGTGCATTCTCCTCGAAGTCGGGCGGGGAACTGAATGTCCCGTCAGTTACCGGCTCGTCTTCGTCAACCCAGTCGTTGTTCGAGACTTGGCCGCGCGTTTCGCCTGTTTCGTCGGCGATGTCCTTCGGCGGGGCTTGCGCCCAGTCAGGAGTCCATTCGTCTTTGTCTATGATCCAGACCGGATCGTCGAACACCTTGTTGGCCGGCGTCGTGTCAACCGGCGTGTCTTCAAGCGGCGATGCCGTCACGCCTTCGTACAGTAGTCCGGCATCTTCGATTTCATCGCCATAGGACGCATCGGCAAATGCCGATGTCATTTGAACCGGTATGGTTTCCTCTGTGGCCGCCGGATCTTCGAGCGGCAGCGTATCGTCAACCGTCTCATGGAAATTGTAGAGGTGAGCCCAGAACTCGCCGAGAAATCTTCCGAAGATGTTTCCGACGGTCGCCATCGGATCAGCCGTCCACGGTCGTGAAAGTACCGCGCCAATCCGTTACGCCGGTCGAGCTTGCCGGGCTTGGCATAATAAGAGCTAGACACGCGTCGTCGAAGATGCGCACCAAATTATGCGTCTGCAGCCAATGAAACGGCCAAACGAAGTTCGCTATCGGAACTGGCATCCAAGCGATGGGATGGCCAATCACGAAATTAGGCGAACCCGTCACCGACGCCGAGCATTGCATCTGCTCCAAGTCTTTGATGCCCGTGTCGCCGCTCGCGAGCGGCGCAAACCATTGCCCAGCCGGATGGTCGTAGTCACCGACGGTATCGCTGTCAGTGTTTCCGGCGAGGGATGGTAGCGTCGCGCCTGTATTGCCGGACTGATCTTCGTAAAGGCACACCGTCCAATTGTGAGCAACGGCTCCCATAGTTGCGGCGACTTCGACGAATAGGAAATTGCCCTCTGCGCTGTCCTGCGCGCCCTGTGTTGTAGACTGATAGCGCGTGGGGACACCGGTGACCGCTTCCGTCGCGGTCGACGATGCTGTTTTGGCAACGTGAAACAAACGATCATAAAGCAATAGCGTGTTCGGCTGCGTCGCCACCAATGACGCACGAACGAAGTGCCGCGTATCGCCGGCAAGCGGATTTTCAAACCTGAAGGCTCCAGTCGTTGTTCGGGTTGGGGCGTTCCCGCCTGGCGCTGCTGGTGCACTAACCGCTCCGGCCGGTGGCAATGCGCCCAAGGCCCAAAGCGAAACAGAACGCTGCGCTTTGGGATCCGTACTGTTCTTCAAAAACGGAAAGACCAGCTCCTTTCCGTGCTCACTTTCCGACACAAGATCAGCGAGCCCAGAAAACCCTGTCCCCATAACCAATTGCGCGCGCTTAGGTGCGCGCCGCCAGATGCGACGCAACCGGGCCGCGCCATCGGCCAGCCAATCCTGAAGTGTGGCCTCGTAACCCGCGCGCAAGACGCCGCGAAAATCCCCGCCCTTGTGGATATAGACCGCACCCGGCACACCGCTGACCGCTATCGGCGGGCCATACCAGTCGCGCATGTTCTGTGAAAGATGCTCGGTCGTTTCCCTTCCGAGCCAGCGTTCAAGCCGCGAGGCGTTGACCGAGCGTCCCCCGACATGAACGCCGGAATGCTGAACCGTCCGCCCCTTGATGATCTGCATCAGACACTAGCCCCTAATTGTGGCGAATGTGCCTGTGTAAGTGGTGGCCCCGGTCGCTGGCTTCGACACTTCGAGAAACGCCAACGCAGCGTCGTCAAAAATGCGCGTCAGCTTGAAGATCGAGCGGTAGTCTGTCGGGCACACGATATTCACTATCGGGCAAGGCATCCAGGCAATCGGGTGTCCAATGACAAAACTGACTGTGCCCGTGACCGAGGCCGAACATTGCATCTGTTCGAGGTCTTGAATGCCCGTGTCGCCGCTCGCGAGCGGCGCGAACCATTGCTGAACTGGATGGTCAAGGCGGTTGATGATACCAGATGAGTTGCCGGTTAAGGACGGCAGCGTTTGCCCCGTGTTCCCGGACTGATCTTCATAGAGGCACGTGGTCCAGTTGTGAGCGGTCGCGCCGAGTGCGGCTTGAATTTCGACGAAGAGAAAATTGCCCTCTGCGCTGTCCGCCGCACCAGCCGTTCCCGATTGATACCGCGTCGGAACGCCGGTAACCGCCTCGGCGGCCGTGCTTGACATCGTTTTTTGCACTTGGAAGATGCGGTCATAGAGCAACAGTGTATTGGCAAGGCTCGCCAGCGGCCAAGCGCTCAAGATGTGCTGCGTATCGCCGCCCGTCGGATTGTCGAATGCGAAAGCCCCAGTAGTTGCATCGGTTGGAGCGTCACCGCCAGGGGCCGCCGACGACGCGCCTGCTGCAATTGGCTGATTACCAACGCGCCACAGCGAGTTGGTTGCGCCGACAACGCCGGTGGTGCCGACCTTTTGGAATGAGAACTCGCGCTGCTTACCTGCCGTCGCCTCTGCGATCATGTCTGAGAGCGACGTGAAACCTGCGCCCATAATCAACTGGCTGCGCTTGGGCGCGATCCGAAACGCTCTAGCGATGCGACGGAAACGGTCGCGCACGAAGTCAAGCGCCGTCGCCTCGTAGCCTGAACGCAGAACGCCGCGAAAGTCACCGCCCTTATGCGCGTACACTGCCCCAGGAACATTCGCAACCGCTATCGGAGGGCCATACCAATCTTTCATCAACGCAGAAACATGTTCGCATTCCTCCACGCCGAGCCAGCGTTCCAATTGCGAAGCATTGACCGAGCGGTGTTTGATCGTCGGCGGGGCCGGCAAGCTGATCACTTTATTGGACATGGGCTCATCCACTTCCCTGGCCAGGCTTGGCGAAAGCAATCAGATCGCCGCATTTCAAGCACTCGAATAGCACTTCGTCGTCGTCTTCCTTGACGAAGACAAGTGCGTGCGCGGCCATCATTGCTATTATAACTCGTCCCAAATCGTGTGAAATGTATATGTGCCGGACGTGAGCGCCGTAGTCTGGCGGCAGCACAACGAGCCTGAGCCGCCGGCGCCGGTTGCCGCAATGTTGCGAATGACAACCTCGCCGTTTGGACGAGCCGTCCAACGATAGATACCACCGTACAAATTGCAGCCGACGACAAAGCTTGAGACACCGGCCGTCGCGTCTGTCGTCACTGTGTGATTGGTGAAACACGCGCTTGCCGCGCTGTCCGCCTCAAACTTAGTCGGTGTGATAGCCGTGCCCGCCGCGCCCGCCGCGCCGGTTGCGAGCTTCATGCCATACTCAAGATAAGCCGCCGCCGCGCTCGTCGAGCCGTTGCCGATCAGGCTGAATTCGTTCATCTTCATCTTGCGCGAAGTCACCGCCGTGATGAAAAGCGCATCAGTCGATCCCGTCGTGGTCGAGGGCGTCGCCTGCGGACGGGTCGTGCCAAACAATGCCATTCCAGTCTACTCCTTCGTTATGGATTAGGATTGGGCGCTAACGCCTCATCCCATACGCCGCCGTTGTCCAAGCGCTCGCCCATGCCTGACGGCAGCATCAAACGAGCCTGTTTCTTGTCGTGCAATTCATACCGCCGACCGATGCGCCGACGCTCATCGGCCATCGCTTCAGCGAAATAGTGGTGAAGAACCTTTGCCATCTCGGCCTTGGCTTCGAGCACCTTCAGCTTCAGCGGCAACGGGTAATTCTTCGCGCTCTCGAACAGCGCCGTCATGCACATATCGGCGTACTGCTCAGGCGTGAACCCACCATCAGAGCCAACGTAGAAGCGGCCAGCGACACCTCGCATCAGCGGATTGTCTGGCAGTTGCTCGCTCACTCCGTCGGCGCTCCGTTGCCTGCAAATCTGTGCTCACGCGACGCCCATTGCTCGAACTCCAGCACGGTCGCCGTCTGCGCGCTCAACTCCGCGCCGCAATACATGCACGTACCGTCCTGTGACGACAGGAAATCGGCCGCGAACTGATCCGCACTGTCTGGGTTCGTCTTGAGCGTCACGAGCAAGTGACCACGGGCACAAACAATGCGTCTAGCGTCCATCATGGGAGCGTCATCCCAGCCAACTGCCCGCCCTCGTCCATCGCTTCCTCGTAAATGAAGTCCACGAATTGCATCTCGCCCGTGTGCGGATTGCGCACGATGTTCATTCGCCGCGGCTTCGCGCGCCCTTCCGAAGCCTTCTCGCTCTTTCCACCGCCCTCAGTGCCATCATTGTTCGTCGCGTTCATCTGATCCTTGATGAACCCGGCAGCAATTTGCTGTGCCGCAATCTTCTCGCGGCTCTGTATCTCCGCACGCGTCTCGACAAGCGAGAGCAGTGCTTTACGCTCATCGCTCGCTGTTTTCATGCGCGCCGTTTCGGTTGCGGTCTCCGCCTTCATTTTCTCAGTTGCAATCTGCGCTGCCGCAAGCGTCTGCTCCGGGCTCTCCTTCTGCGGCTGTTGCTGCGCCTGCGCCGGATCGGTGAAGTACGCGCCGACGTTCTTCAGCCCAGCCGTCTCGACCAGCTTTCCGAGCGTGTTGTAGATGTTGTCCCACGTGACGATAGGCGCGCTGGCGGCCATTGCCTCGCGCTGAATGCCAAGCAACTGCATCAGCATTGCCGTCATGACTTGCGCATTCTGAGTGCCGAGCGCGACGTCGACGCTCGTTTCCATCTCCGCGTTCCACTTCGATGGGTCCATCGGAACCCATTTATTGCGAAGCTTGATCATTCGCGGCTTGTCTTGGTGACGAACCATAAGCCGCAGCAACTGCCGGAATATTTCAGATACGCCGGTCTCCGCAAAGATGCGCGCGATAAGCAGGATGCGTTCCTGCGCTGCGCTCATGATCTGCGAGATGCCGGATGCGGTCTTGTTCAGCGAGTTGGCGTCGAGCCCTTGGTTGTACTTCGTAATTCCCATGCGGTTTTCGTTGATCGTGTCTATGTATTCCATGGCCGGGATCAAGATGCCGCCAAGCGGCTGCGGCGCGAGCGGCATGATGGTCTGCATGGGTACGCCGGTTGTGCGCACCACGCCGCCTGGCCGAACGGTCAGAAGATCGTCAAGGTTGACCATGCCATCCTGCACGGCCGTGCGGTTGTTGTTGAGCTGATAGAGATTGTCGAGAAACGCGCGCGTCAGTGTCGACTTGATGCGCTGAATGTCCTTGACCAGATCATAGACGCTCTTACCGAAGAACTTGTGCGGCATCGGAACCGGCGTACACGAGGCGAACGGCCACGGATCGTCAAAGCGCTCTTTGCTCAACAGCTTGTATTGCGAGCCGGCACACTTGAACATCCAGCGCTCGGCAATGCCGTCGCCGTCCGTGTCCATGAGCATGTACACTTCGGAATATTTGACGTTCGTCAACGCATGCTGCACCGCATCCGTGTCGGCGAGCGTTGCGCCGTCCTCAGCGAAGCGCTGTTGCCGCTCTGTAGCCTGCTGCAGCTCCTCCTCGCCCACGAGGTCCCAAACGTCTTCACGCTTGAAGCCCATCTCGATCAAGTCGCTGATCGTCGTCGGCGGCTGATGCGCGACGAAGCGAGCGTCCTTGATGCTAGCTGCGCGTGCTGAGATTAGAAACTCGTCGGGCGGGACCGGCACAACCTTCGCACATCCGCGCTTGTGCGTGCGCTTGATCTTGACGTTGTAGAGCGTGACCGGCGTATTGGGCAGCGGCATACCAATCTGGTCGACGCCAACCGGTAGGTTTTCTTGGTAGCTCTCAAGCTCAAGCGCCTCGACCTCGTCGTCATTGAGGAGCGCTTTTAGCTCAATCTCCAACAGACAGCGGTAGGTCTCTTCCTTCGTGGTTTCCGTCTCGTCCCAATAGGTTTTGACGATGCCGTTTTTGTTGAGCAGTGCATCCTTAAACAGTGTGTAGAACAACATGAATGCGTCGTTGTCATGCTTTAATACATACTGCACGCCATCCGTTGCCTGATCCGCGCCTTCCTCGTCTTCTGGTCCGTTCGGCTCGAACTGCACAATGCGATCGGCGCCGAGGAATATCTTGATCAACTGCGGTAGGACGCTTTCGATCGTATCGCGCACCTCGGTGGTGACCACCTTCGATCGCTCGTCCAACTCATCGCCATACGGCTCGGCGTTGTAGTATTTCAGCGCATCAATGCGATCCTGCTGTATTTGCGACGTTTGGTAGGACGTGGCTTGATCGGCTTCGATGCGGATCAGCGAGACGATTTCGTCGTTGGTGAGTTTCTCAGTTTTCCGCGCCACGGACCTCGCCCTTCCGCTTACGCCGATCCGGCACGATCACCACCTCGTCACGCTCGCGCTCGAGCGCAAACAGCCGCTTTTCAAGCTCGGCAATGCGCAGCAATAGTGAGCCGCGCTCTGCAATCATCTCGCAAAGCGTTTGCTGCTGGGCGCGTGAGAACATCAGGCCATCTCGTCCCAGATCTTGGCCCAAATCACGCCAGGGTCCTGGCTGCACAGCGACACGTCGCGCGTGCCGTCCGGCTTCTCGCCGCTCATGTCGAGCACCACCTCGCGGCTCTCGCCGATGTCACGTGCGGTGACCTTGTATCCATGATTGCGCAACGCCATGTGCAAGCCGTTTGCCTGCTCGACGCTCATGTCGACGCCGACGGCGCGAGCGCGTGCGCGTAGGATTTCAGCGGGGCTCATTTCTTCACCTTCCGTTTTCCCGCTCGCTTCTTGTTTGGCGCAATGTGTTTGTACGCCGATTTCATCAATCCCCGTTTGGTTTTTGGATCGGCGAACTTCATGCCGTTGCCGGTATCATACGATGCCGCGGTTTTCATACTTGATCGCCACCTTCTTTTGGTCCGCTCGCAGCCCGACTGCGAGGTAGCGGAATGCATCAGCCGCATCGCTCGCCCAGTCGTGGAGAGGATTATCTTTGAATACCTTGCGCTTGGCGTCGTAGTCGCGGCGGTAGTTGCGCAGCGCCTCAACGCCTTGGCTTGTCTTCTCCGCATCGAACCAACACCGATTGAGGATCATGCGGGCGGCGTTGATGCCGTCCTCTCGATCGTCACGCGGTAGCACACGCGGGCTTAAGCCAAGCGAGCGTGCGGTTTGCTCGCGCGTGCGGCCAGAGCCCAGCTCCGTTGCACCACCGTCATGCGGCCAGATGTGCTCGCCGTACATGTACGGCTTGTTACGCACCTGCGCGATGTACCAGTCGAGCCCGACGCCCTTGTTCTCGATGAAATCGATCAAGTGTATCTCGCGCCCGATCGTTTGGGCGAACCAGATGGCGGTGCTGTCACCGACGCCCAAGTCCCATGCCGTGTGCACGAGTGCGGCCTTGTCGTACGGCACGCGCGTGATGCGGCGCTCTTTCTCCGCGATCTCGATGTCCTGGCCGTAGTAGCTGCCGATCACAGGGGCCGCGAACGAGCACTCGTATTCCGCCGCGTACTGCTCGGGCGTCATCGACTTGCGGGCGTCTTCGAGTTCGCCGCGTGGTAAGATGCGCGTTTGGCTTGCCGGCAACTGCAACGTAAACCAATCAGGATCGGCTAGTGCTCGTGTCCACTGATCAGCGAAGTGATTGCGACCGCGCGGGGTGCCGATGAACACGGCCCAACCGCCACGATCGGACAGGGCCGGGCGAATGACTTCCTCCCACGCGCGCGGCTCCATATCGCCGTACTCGTCTAGGATCACGCCATCTAGGTAGATGCCTCGCATGCGGTCGTAGTTGTCTGCGCCGTAGAGCCTGATGCGTCCTTTATTTGGCAGGTCGACGCGCAGTTCGGTCTCGTGCGCCGTTGCCTTTGGTATTTCAGCCGTATAGTAGCGCAGGTAGGACCACGCCACGTCTTTTGCTTGGCCGTAGGTCGGTGCCACGTACGCAAATCGCGGCTCACGATTAGGGCAAAGCCATGCGGCGCGGATCAGATCGTTAATGCAAGCGACGGTCTTGCCGGCGCGGCGGTGTGCAACGACAATTGCCCATCGTTGGTGCCGATCGTGCAATGGCTCAAACTGTATCCTTGGCTGGTACGGTATCGTGACCTGCACCGTTGCTAGCGTCATGTCCGTTTGCGTGTCCGTTTGCGTGTCCGTTGACGCGCGGTTTTGCTCCTTGCCAGCCTAGCAGGATTTGGCCGAGCTGCTCGGATGCATCGTGCTCGTGTTCTTGACGCGGTTTGCCGTCAAGTCGATCGCCCAATTCCTTGAGAGCCGCCATAGCCTCGGTTGCATCATTTGACGCCGCAAACCGCAACAATTGATCGGCAAGCTTTTCGAGCGCTTTGGGGTCACTATCTTCGCGCCGTTTGATCGCGCGCTGGATGGCGTCACCCCAGATTTTGGCGCGTTTTGGACGCCCGGCCGGGTTGCCTGATTGCCCTGGTTCAAAGGGCATTGTTCACACTCCGTAAGCTATTGATTTCGTTACACGTTTTGTAGGGCGGAAATGTGCGTGCAATTCTCGCCCTGATTTGCGTCACAAACAACGCAAGAACGTTGCTCACTTTGCCATTGCGTCCTAGGGCATTTGCCCCTATCTTATCCTCATCGCAACGGGCAATCACGCCCACTCTCAGGAGGCCGCGATGTCGAACCAACCTAACGAACGCCTAGCGCGTGAAGCTGCCATAGAGGCACGCGAGCATGTGATTAAGGCGCTGTACATCCTGGAAAAACTTGAGCCAGGGATAGCAACCGATCACCTTGAGGCCGCACGCGATTTCATCGCGAACGCTCTCATTGGCACGCGCTGGACTGATGCCAGCGGTCAACAGCACTGCTTGTAGGAATTGGCGTGATGACCACGATGCACGTTAGCCACAACTTCCGCGCCCCCACCGAAATCCGCGAGCTTGGCGAGGCTTACCCGGTGATCAAGGTCGCGGACGACGCGGTGCGCGAGTTTCGCAAGTGCCTCGAATTGCTCCGCACCTCTGACAATGACGGCTTGCGCAAATGTGCGCAAGAGTTGGACGAGGTGATCAGCGATGCGTTGCACGATGCCTCTTGGGCGTACTGGCGCGATCGGGCGATGGATGCGCACGGCGAAGCGATGGTGCGGCCCGTTAAGGTGACGCGGCCATGACGCCCGCCGAGTTTCGCACGATCCGTAAGCGGCTCAAGCTGTCCACGCGCAACATGGGCCTGGCGCTTGGGATGCGGGCGAGCGGTGATCCGGGGCGTACCGT